CCGCTGGCTGCGGGAAAAGAAGCTGCCAGGGATCAAGATAGGAAAAGAATGGCGAATAGCTAAAGAGGATTTAGATGCTTTTATAACAAAAGCTAAAGAGGATAAATAGGGGTTGAGTTTAATGCCTTATCCTATTACTGTTTCCCTTTGCCTTGTTAACGGCAAACCGGGCTATGATTTAACGATTCATGACGAACTGGCTACGGTGCAGGATTACATAGCTGCCATGGAAAATGCTATTGAAATATTGCCGCTTTTCCTTCATAGAAAAAAAGCGAATAAATGCGCTGATGGTTTTATGCCTGGGAAAGGTTATAAGCCCCTTTTTGCGCGTTTAAGTGGGCCATAAAAAGAAAAAGCCCCTGGTACTATCTAGCGCCAGGGGCTTAATGAAGGGAGAGATTAATTGAGAAAATAACAGGAAGCGCGCTCCACCTGTTTATATAAACCGGCAGAAAGGAGAGGAAAAGACCGGTTTATACCTAATCCGGTATTCTAAACGCAGGTGGGTCGTGTTTCACGCCCCCACCTTATCAGGCGTTTCTTTTTATCGCCAGTATTCTAAACGCATCCGGCCAGGCAATGGCAATGTCAGTCCGGAATATGGCACGGAAGGCCACGGTATCCTTGTTGAACCCAATAGCGTCATTGCGCTGGATCTCAATCCCCATTTTGTCCGCAATATAGATACCGCGCTTGAAGTCGCCCACCATCAGGCAGTCGTCTCCGGCTTCCAGATCGCCAGGAAATTCCTCCGCCAGCTTCAGTGGTCTCCCCAACAGGGTATTACCCAGGCCGGTGGTCAGGTCGGGCACCATCAGGTAGCGGCCGTCCCCGTCTTTCAGCTTGCGGAGTTCCGCTTCCATGGCGCTGTTGCAGACAAATACAGCGTTGGCCCGGTACTTCGCAGGCAGGGTTGCCCACAGGTCCAGAATGTCATCCACATCCACGCCTGTGGCAGCGGCAGTTTCCACGCGCTCAATGACAGGATTGTCATCTCCATCTACGGCTGTAAGGATACCCTGCAGGTTCGGAGCCGTGCCGTCCCCGTTCCAGTACTGGCCCTCGATTAACTCCCCGATCTCGTCCCGGAAATGCTGCGCCAGGTAACCGGCCAGGTCCACGCCCTCATCCTGGAGCAGTTCATTACTTACCTCAACCAAGGCTGCCGCTTTTTTCGGGATCAGGATAACCTGGTCAAAGGTCAGATCATACGGAGTAATGGGCCCGCCTTCTGACACCATTGCCGCGCCGCTGCCTCCAGTGCGCCGGGGGTAGGCAACAGATTTACCAGAAATAGGCGGCAGGATCCGGGCCAGTTGCCGCATAACCACTTCATTGTTAAGTCCATCAATGATTTCTTTAGCAAAGTCATCCGGGGCCAATGCCGCCCCCTTGGTGCTGCTGGATACCATCAATCCAGTCGCGTTGTTGCCGTCTCTAATCTCGCCAGTTCTCAGGTAGTGATTGAAAGCTGCGCGGGCTTCCAGATCCCCGCCAGTGGAAATTGCCACGGGTGGCACAGCTGCGGCCGTTATATTAGCTTCCAGTCGGTCTATCAGTTCCTTAGTTGCTCTTACTTCCACCATCTTGGCTTCTGCTTCGTCAACCTTACCGGCTGCCAGCAGTGTCCGGGTCTCAGCTTTTAAGGCTTCTAATCTTTCTCTTAATTCCTTTATCATGTGATCAACCTCCTATAATTCCAATAATTCCAGTTCAAGGGAGAGTATTTTCTTCCTTAAACCGGTAGCGGCGTTTACTTTGTATTCCGCCAAGCTCCTGCAAGCTACTTCTGTGCTTGGGTAGGCTGGAAAAGCTACTGGGCTAATTTCGTATAAATCGGCCTCGATAATAGTCCGCTTATACAGTGTCTGCCCATCCTGGTCAACTTCACTCCATTTGTCATTCTTTACTATCATTCCGATAGAAAGCCCAGTCACGTCCCCCCGCTGGATAATGGCCCAGGCATCATTACCAGCCTGGGTATCTGGCAGGTCCAGCTCGAAGCTCAGCCGATCCTGGTTGGAAGTTATCCGCAAGGTCTTACTCCTGGTACTGCCCAGTACCTGGGTAATGTCATGTGACCACAGGCCAACAACATCCCGGCTGGCCAGGCTGGCATCAAAACAACCAGGAGCCAGCTCCTCTATAAAGCGGTCCCCCCAGCTGTCGGTTAATACTTCACTTGGGGAATTGTAGTCTATATAACCGGCTATGGTCCGCTTTCCATTTTCCCCGGTAGATCGCACTTCCAGGGTTACCGGTAAAGACCTAATCTCCTTCGTCAATCGGCGATTCCTCCTTTCCTAGTTCTCCCATGTTTAGGGGCCTATAAAGTATATCCCCGCCATCAACAGCAGGAAGGTTCTCCAGTTTTCTTATCTCGTTCACACTCATAAAACCGGCTGCCAGGGCTACCCGATAAGCGTCAAAGCGGCTTTTAAGGTCAGTTCTGAGCAGGTCCCCGGTAGTAAACTCCACATAAAGGCTGCTGTGAGTGATCAGCGCCCGGTTAAGGGCCTGCTCTATCCTGGTCAGCCAGGGTCTTAGGCTATGGGTCAGAAATTCCAGGTTCTGTGCTTCCTGGCTGCTGTAGCTAGCTTTTTCTAGGTGCCCTATAAGTGCCGGTGGCACCCCAAATATGCGGGCTATGTCTAAAACACTTACCTGCCTTGATTCCAGCCACTGGCTGTCCTTGTTGGATAAGGCCACGGGCTGAAAAGTCATTCCTTCCTCCAGGACGGCAACCTTGCCGGCATTATCCGGGCCTGAGTATTTCTCCCGCCAGGACCTTCGAAGGTTTTCTGCTGCTTCTGGACTGAGGGTTCCAGGGTGCTGTAATACTCCAGATAGAGCTGCCCCATTCCTAAAGAAATTCTGCCCGTGTTGGAGCTCAGCAATAGCGCCGCCAATGCTTTCACGGGCAAATGTAATGGGACTAACTCCTTTTATGCCATCCAGGGTCATGCCCAGGATATGCAGCACTTCCCGGGGTTGTAATACCTGCTGGCCTTTAATGGTGTTAATCCGGTAGGTGATGGCCCCTGTTGTTTGGTCCTGTTCAACAGTGACTGCTGCCGGGTTTAACGGCCATAAGGCAGCAGGTTTTCCTCCCTGCCAGTCAATAAAGGCAAAAAAATTACCACTTAAAAGTAAGTGGTTCATGATTAGCTCCTTGAAGGTGAAGGGAGTCTGCAAGGGATTCGGCGCCTGGTGGAGCAGCTTATATACCTGGTTTTCGGTAGCTTCTTCCCGTCCTTTATCAGTCCTTCGAAATACCTTTAACGGCAGGCTGGCTACTGCTCCAGATAATAGGCTTACTGCTCTGAGTACAGCCGGTACACTCAGGGCGGTAGTAGGTGTTACATGCACCCCGGAGCTGGTCAGCGGACCTAATATATCTATCCAGCCCTCGGGATCCCGCTGGGTGAAATCCCGCTTTTCTTTTGGCTTGAATAGCCTTTGTAGTATGCTCAAATCGTAATTAACCCCCTTTCCTTGTAGACTGACTTCTTCTCCCGCAGCATAGCCCGGGATATTGCAAGTATTAAGGCTACAGCTCCATCTATCCGATCCTTTGACCGGGCTTTGCTGGGCTTAATGTTTCCAGCTGCATCCTGTTCCAGGGTTACATTCCCGATATTCCAAGTTAGGACCGGGTGGCCCCCATGATTTAGCCTGCCAGACAGTACCCACTCCTCCAGGGTCTTACTTGGAGCTGATAGGCTGGCATAGCCCATGCCGGTGCTTACCATAGTGGCTCCTTCTTCCCCCAGCTCCACAGCCAGTTGGAAAGCGTTCCAGCGGTCAAAGGCGATTTCCTTAATCCGGTACATGCTGGCCAGCTTCTGAATGTCCTTTTTGATGATCCGCTGGTCCAGAACATCACCAGGAAGCAGCTTTATTTTCCCGGCTCTTGCCCAGGCTCGGTAGTCTACATTATCCCGCCGTTCTGCGGTAGCTCTGGCTTCTGGCAGCCAGAAGTAAGGTAATACCGTATAATTAGGCGGGTCATTGTCATCCGGGAACACTAACACAAAAGCGGCCAGGTCGGTGGTGGCTGACAGATCCAGCCCGCCATAACACTCTCTGCCCTTTAGTTCTTCCGGCACCACCAGTTGGCCGCAAGCTGCCCAGCGATCAGCCGGGATCCAGGCTGTTTCACTCTGGGTCCACTGGTTCAAGTAAAGCCGCCGGAAGGAATTCTCTAAGGCTGGGGATTGTTTCGCCCGGTCAGCTAATGTCTTAATATCATCCAGTGACCGGAATTCACCCAGGGCAGGGTTCGCCTTTTCCCATATGGCCGGGTCCTGCCAGTCATCATCCGGGCCAGCTTCATATAACCAGG